AATTGGAGAAATACGGGGTCGATACTTCTATCGTAAAAGACACTACACTATCACTTGAAGAACGACTACTTGAACTTAGCAAGGTTGCGAAGGACTCAACGGCAATCATGCAGATTTTCGGCACTGAAAACGCCACCGCCGCGACTGTGTTGCTGAACTCACTTGGCACTTATGAGAAAATGACCGACGCCGTGACCGGAACAAACGTTGCACAGGAACAGGCAGCTATCAACAGCGACACGCTCACGGCTGTTATTGGTGAGTTACGCGCAGCATGGGAGAACTTGGTGATTAAATGGTCTGAGGGAACTGATGTGGCTGGTGGGCTGAAGTCTATTTTGAGGTTTATTGCTGATAATTTGGAGACTATAATTAAAGTAGTATTTGGAGCGGTTCGGGCTTGGGTAGCCTATAGAGTTCAATTAGCCTTAATAAATAAAGAGGGCACTGGAATGCTTCAAAACCTTAATAAAATCCGTTTATCTTTCATTTCTTTAGCAGCATCATTGAAAGCGGGAACGGTTTCTGTAAAAACATTTTCAGCGGCAATGAAAACAATTCCCTTTCTTGCTATAATTTCAAGTATAAGTACAATTGTAGGTCTTTTTTGGGACATGGGTGAGGCAACTGGTGAAGCCGAAAAAGAAACAACGGCACTTGAGTCAGCTATTCAACAAATAAATGATAGTTTGGCAAAGGAAAAAGCGGAATTAGACACTGTATTCGGAGCATTAAAAAAGACCACAGCAGGGACAAAAGAGAGGCAGGAACTAATTGACTACATCAATGATAAGTATGACATAACATTAAAGAACTTATCAGACGAAACGGCTTTTGTAAATCAATTAAATGTTGCTTACATGGAATTATTAGCCTCGTTAAAACAAAAAATCCGTTTTGATGTAGCAATGGAAAAAAGAACTGATCTGGTTAGACAACAATTAAAACTTGAAGAAGATATTGTACAACTACAAAAGGAACAATCAGCTTTTTCTTATGATGATTATCAGTTTTCTGGATTTGAAGAAAGAATAAGAGCTAAACGTGGAGAGATTTTACTACTTCAAGGACTTTTATTAGACTTAGATACTGAACCAATTGTAGAGCCAACAAAAACAAATAAAGGCGGCGCTAACGGAGGAGGTTCAGGTTCGGCCAAAAAACAAGAAGACGCCCTAGCGAAATTAAGACGTGAAAACGCTGAAGAACTGATCGCTTTAGAAAACGAACTTTTACAAGCTGGTTTGGATAAAGAATTAGTCGACCAACGTGTTTTTGAACAGCGTTTACTTCAATATAATGAGGAGTTTGAAATGATCGAGCGCCTGAATTATGGTGAAGCTGAATACAATAAAACTCTAAACGAGCGTTTGAAATTGACTCAGGCAACTGTTACATTCCTGAAAAAAGCGAACATTGAAACCTTAGAAAACAACAACAAAATCAAAGATTCTGAAAAGGATAAGTTTGATTTCATGGCTGAAGTTTATCAGAAGTACGCTGACGAACAAGCTAAGAAACAAAACGAACTCATTAAAGGTATTCGCGATTCTATCAAAGAAGCATTGGACGCTATCTCAGAAACGCTGAAAGCAAACGAGGCGTTATTGGATATCCAGATTGAGAAACAGCAAACTATTTTGGACGCATCAATCAGTAAAGAAACGGAGCTCAGAGATATTGCACGTGAGCGAAAACTTGACGCTTCGGAGTCAATTGCTGCAGAGCGTGAAATACAGAAGAAAGCGAGACGCGAAATCGAAGCCTTGGAGCAAAAGAAACGCAACCTTGAAATGATGATTGCGGCCATGAAATTACTTGCTGACGGTTCATCTGTAGGGGATATTAAGTCGAAATTACAAGACATCAAAGGATTCGTCGAAGGCTCTTTCTACGAAGGAACGCCATACACAATTGCAGACGCGCTAGGTCACACGGGTACACGTGACGGTCACATAGTGAGAGTCGATGACAATGAGGCAGTGTTAACTGGTGAGCAGACCCGCGCACTTGGAATCGGTAAAGGAGGCAACTCGACACAGGACATTGTTGATATGTTCAAAAACTTAGGTCAGCCTGCAGTTATGAAAATGCGCCCAACGGTTCAGAATAACGGAGCATTGGAGCGTAAACTTGACCGATTGATTGAGGCTACTGTAAGTATTCCGGGCAAAATGCCGATAAATGATACTACTTTTGATACAATGACCGGATATATGCAATGGGTTAAGAAGCAAAAACTAAGAACAGACCGTACTAAATTCTCTGCTAAATAATGGCTCAACAACACTTATACGGAACGGCTTATGTGCAGAAATTACCACCTAAAGAATGGCAGAGTGCTAGTATGTTGTCAACTATCAACGACTCGCTTTTGGAATCAGGTATAGATGAGCAGGAATTGACATTTGAAGGCAACGCGGCGGAGTTTTTAATGACGTGGATAAATACGCCCGGCAAAGGAACTTTTAACGGATGCCCGTACCGTATTGTTTACACATCGAATAAGAATCCAGCACTGACAAATATCCGTTTCGACGGCTATATTGATCTGGCTAGTGCTACAATTCTATCAGAATCAAAGCCGGTAATTATCAAAGCGCCAATCAAACGCATAGATAACCCAAAATCGGTAATTGAGCAAATGTATGTCGTCACCCAGGGAGAATTGGTTTTAAATGGCTGGCTCGATAGTACAAATTACGTAGACTGCCCAACGATCAGAGAAAGCAAAAAGAATGTCGCTGACCGTGCACTCATCATTGGTCAGTTTGGAATGCAAGTTGTGAATACATTTTTACAACTGATCAACAATTTACTTTCAGCCATCTCAGATATTTTAGGTGTTTCGGTTGTTGTCGGAGTCATTGAACTTGCAGCAACCTTTCTAAATGCTGTTATCACAATCAATGGACTTATTAACCAAGGTCTGAAGATTAAGGATTTGATTTTAGCTCCGGTATCTTATTACAAAGTAGCATCATTCAAGACCATTCTTACACAGGCATATGCATACAAGGGGTATAGTGTAAACTTTGGAACGGCTGACGCTTGGCTCAGTGGGTCGCATATCATGGCTTCACAGAACGAGTTTGACGGTTATCCTTTTCAGGGTTTTCCGGCAACAGGAGAATTGAAAGGTACTGATCACGGCTACATTATAGGCAGAATGCAGGAAACGTTGGCTGAAACTTTAGGGCTTCGTTTCCGGGTAATTGGCAACGTGGTCCATATTCGACCTAAATCAGATCCATTCTGGTTCAGTTCGCCTTCGTACACATATGACGGTACACTAATTAAAACGGCTGGTCCACATACAAACGGAGTGACGAAATATGACACCGAAGGCGTAAAGGCTACAGTGATGTTTAACTATGCCTACGACCAGAGCGACACACATACGCTGACTGAAAAATCTGGCGATGCACATGAGGTTCATAGAAAACTGATCGTTGAGTTGAATCCGAAAATGAACGCTCTGAAAGGAATCCAAGAGGTTAACATACCTTGGGCAATGGCTGTGAGAAAAAAGCCACTCGACAACCTTTGGGATTTATTCATGGGTATATCTGGGGAGTTTGATTATTACCTACAGGAGTTTAAAGATTACATCACACTGCTAAACTCTTATATTGTGAGTTCCGGTGTGGATGTATTCGCAAACCTTAACACTATTCTTGCCTTTACTGGATTAAATGATGTGATTGAAAACAGAACCGGATGTCTGAAAATTGACGATAACGCTTTTGCAATACCTAAAGTGATCTGGCTTGAAGAGTTTGGCCATGGTTTAAAAATTCCTGAAAACTTTAAAGACTACATTGGAGCCGCCGCGCTTTACAACGATTGGCACAAATGGGATTCACCTGCAGATGTTTCTGGATTCTACGGGCAAAAAATCAATTATTTAGGCGTAACTTTGAAGTGGGCTTATGAAAAGTTCCTGCAAGTTGAAACGAATCCTTTCTTTAACTTGTACGGATTCCAAGCTAAGTTCACCAGCATCGATTGGGTTGAAGCGATTCATCAAGCCAATACAGATATTGAGCAAAGAAAACCATTTGATACTAACATAACAGAGGTTGAGATATGACAAGCACTAGGCTAGTTAGAGGATTGAAAGAAAAAGACACGCCTGTTAGTAATGACTTTTTTTTCATTGCTGACTCTGCAAATGGAGATATGATTCGTTACATCCTTTGGAGTGATATTGTTTCGCTACTTTCAGGAGGAGGTATAAGTGACGGAGACAAGGGAGATATAACCGTGTCTA